CAGCACCCGGTGCGAGAGGCGGTCGGGGGCGTGTTCGGCGAGGGCTCGACGCCATTCGGGCAGGGCCACCAGTTTGGTGTATTTGCGGATGTTGGCCTGCACCTCCCGCTCGGCGCCACGAACAGCCAGGATCACCGCTTGCAGTTCCCGGCTGTTCGCAACGTCGAGGCGGATCGGCATATCAGGCCGCGGGCACGTAGACCGGCGCGCCGACCACCCCGAGGGTGACGGTCGACTGGGCGACCGCGTCACCGTTGCCGCCGATCGATCCGGGCTGCAGGACCAGGTCGGCGGTGAATCCGGCGCCGCCGCTGACGGGCTCGAACGTCGCCGCGACGGTGTCGCCCTGGTTGTCGAGCAGGTAGCGCGACAGAGAGTTGGTGGTCTCCCAGTCCTGCGCGAACGTGATGTTGCATTGCCACGTCGGCGCGCTGGCCATGCTGTACTGCGCGCCCGGGGTCAGGCCCTTGAACGTGGCCAGGCTGGAGGTGGGCACGAACTCCACCGCGGACACGTGCTTCTCGTAACTGTCGGTGCCGAGGGTCAGCAGCACGTCGGTGAGCAGGATGGGGGCGAGGTCGATCTGGGCCATGGTTCTAGGGTTCCTTCCGGGCGATTGCGGTTACGGTGATGTCGTAGGCCAGGCGGTCGCCGTCCATCACCTTGTCGGCCTCGGTCCATCTGATCCGGGGCACACTTTCGAGGGCGAAACAGACCTCAGCCACGGCCTCGGTCAGTTGGTCCTCGGCGGCGTCGAGGTCGGCCACGTTCGAGGTGACCCGAACGTTGAACCGGACGCCGAGCGCCGCCTGCGGCGCCTCGGGCAGGCGCGAGAATCCCATCTGCGACACCCGGACGAGTCGGCGGTCCAGGGTCGCGCGGGCCTTCTCGTTGTCCAGGACCCGGTACCCGGCGCGGGGGAGCGCGGCGGTCAGCGCGGCGGCGAGTTGCTTACGCATGGAGACCATTAGCCGACCCTCGGAATCCCGGCCGCGGGGCGGAGCACCTGCTTGACCATCCAATCGAGCGGGTAGGGGCGCAGCACGAATGAGTCGTCCCCGGTCGAGCCGGTCGCCGGGTCGACCGATCCGGCGTTGTAGAGGTTCTGGGCTTGCATGAGTTGCGCGGCCTTGTAGCGGGCGGGGATCGGGTCGCCCTCGGCGAGCGCCGACGCGTACTCGATCACCTGCTCCCCGGCGAGTTCGAGCAACTGCCACAGGCGGCGGTCGTCTATCGTGGCCTCGCCCACGGTCCAGTCGGCGCGGGCACTGTCCACGGTGTGCCAGCCGGAGGCCTCGTCCTGCACGACGAAATACACCGCGGGCAGACGCTCCCGCGCATCGTCGCCCACCAGGGTGATCGTGAGGGTGTAGAGGCCGACCACGTCGAACAGGGACGCGTCGGTCGGCCATTCGAGCTCGACCGTGCCGTCCTCGGCGAACGTGACCACGAAATCGGCGGCGACCACCTCCCCCTCGCCGTCTTTCAGCACCACCTCGGTGTCGAGGGCGGCGAACGGGGTTAGGTCGATCGGGTCGCCCTCGCGGGCAGGCTCGACCACGACGACCTCGCTGGGGATGTCCCCGGGGTAGTACGCCATGAGTCGAGCCTGCCTACGTGGTGCGAACGGGTGGACGGATTACGCCGGGGCGGTCTCGGTGTAGACCGTGACCGGGACCTCGTCGCCCGGGGTCACGTGCGCCAGCGCGGCGGCGTTGTTGACCAGGGTGGCGTAGTAGCCGAACAGCGCCGCGTCGGTGGACGCGTTGTGCACCGCGAGGGCGTCGACCCGGATGGGCACCCCGGGCAGTTCAAACACGGTCATGGACTCCTTGGCGCCGACCAGCACCGTGCCGGTGCCGACCGCGCCGGGGATGATGCGGAACCCTTCGAGGTCGCCCGACTCCAGCCCGAGGGATGCGGTCAGGTATCCCAGCACCTCGGTGGCGCCGGTCAGGACCACGTCGCGCCACAGTTCCGGCGACACGACCGCGAACGTGGGCGTGTTCTCGGATGCGATCACCGCGAGGGCGCCGTCCACGACACCGGCCAGCCCGGCCGCCATCCCCGAGCGGTAGTCGCCCCCGGTCACGGGGGTGGCCCCGGCGACGGCCGCGGCGAGGATCGCCGCGTCGGACACCCGCGCGTAGGACTCGGTCATGTGCCGGTAGTAGGACTCGATGATGCCCTGGTCGCCGAAATCGGAGTAGCGGCGGTCCAGGCGGTGGCCGCCCGCGAGGCGGACCGCGTCGGCGGTGACCGGGGTGGTGTCGACGGCGGCCGAGGGAATCTCGGCGGTGTTGCCCGCGTAGGATGCCACGACCGGGGAGGTGGCCCACCGCCAGCCGTAGACCTTCATCGAGGTGAGGGCCTGCTGGTTGAACAGCGGGGCGAACTTGCGCTGGAAGGGGCGCCGGTCCCACAGTTCCTGCAGCGCCTGCGGCACCTGCACGTCGGCGCCGATGGTGACCGCGGAGGGTCCCGAGTGCTGAACGGTGGCGATCGTGAACAGGTCGCCGAGGTCGGCGAACTGCTCCAGCAGGGACGAGTCCTTCGACTGCCCGGCGTAGGCGGTGGCGGCGAACAGCGCCGACGCCGAGCGGGCGGGCGTGTTCTCGACCGGGGCGGTGACCCCGGCCGGTACGGTGGCGTTCGGCATGGCGAACTGTCCTTCCTGGTTATCCGCGGCCGGGGTGGTCGCGGGGTCGGTGTCGGCGGGCGTCTCGGTGACGGCCGCCACGTTTTCGGCGATCGCGGCCACCAGGGTGGCGGCCTCGTCGGGGGCGAGGGTGAACAGGCCCGCCCCGGCGAACGCTCCCATTCCCGGGGGGGCGAGGGCGGCGCCGGTCAGGGTGGCGCGCACCGCTTTGACGCCGTCGCGGACCATGTCGCGGACCTCGGCCGACAGGGCCTTTACCCGCCCGCTGCTGATGTCGTCCAGGGTGGCGTCGCCGTCCGGCCCGGCCGCGATCTGGAACTCAGCCACGATCCCCTCGGCGGTCTCGGTCAGTTCGACGCCGCGGCCCACCGGGTGAACCTGCGAGTGCATCCGGTTGAGCATGAACACAGTGAGGTCGGGCGGCAGGGTGACGGTGCCGGGTCCGAACATGATCGGGTCGGTGTCGGTGAGGTTGCGGCGGGAGACCTCGCCGAACGGGAGCAGCAGCCCGCGAACGCGGCGGGTCGCGGCGTCGGCGAACAGGGCGGTTTCGGGCATCGTCAGTCCTTTGTCGGGGCGGCAGTTGCAGGGTTGGGAACCAGGATCAGTTCGGCCTTGTCGAACCGGACGCGGGTACCCGCGGGGGTCACGTCGTCCATGGACAGGCGCGCCTCGATGGGGGCGGTCCAGTAGTTGATCGAGAAATCGAGCAGTTCGGACCGCTTGCCCTCGGAGGTGGAGTAGGTCAGGGAGGCGGTCGACATGGACCCGTCGAGCAGCGACGACGGGATCGTGGTCAGTCGGCCGATGTCGAGAACGGTGGCGTTGCGGCCCTCGATGAACAGGTCCGTCACGGCGGTGCCGTGCACCCGGATTTCCAGGCGGTTGTCGGTGAATCCCACCGCGCCGGTCGGCGAGACGCGGGCGGCCGCCCACGCGTCCACGACGGCGGTCTGCTCGTCGGGGGTCAGTTCGTCGTCGGTGATCTGGTGCAGTTCGATCAGCGGGATTGGATTCTGCACCCGGCCGACCCATGCCCGGTCGATCGCGCGGGCACCGTTCAGGGTGGGCTGCCCGGCCGCCAGGATGCCCTCGAACGGTCCCGGAATGTAGATCACCTCGGACGAGTCGACCGGCTGCTGGTTGACCATGATCGCGCCGGAGTTCTGGTCCACCTGCCAGTTCTCGTAGGGCACCCGGGTGGCGTCGGTGATCTGCCCGGCGCTGTCACGCGCGACCGCCCACAGGGACGCACCGTGAAACAGCAGGTCGTCAATCGTCCACGCCATGCGGTGCCAGGGCGGCACCGGCTGGGAGGTCCGGTAGAACCAGGGCAGGTCGACCTCGGCCCCGGTGGTGCCGTCGTAGTTGCGCAGCGGCAGACCGGCGATCACGCCGACCAGGATGGAGCGGGCGCGGGCGACGGCCGGAATCTGCATCGCGGTGGCCCGCACGACCGGGACGAGTTCGCCCTGGAAATAGTCGGCGTAGATCAGTTGGGCGGCGAAATCGCCCGAGTTCGGCGACGAAATCCCGAACGTCTGCGGCAGGGGCAGGCCAGTGATCGCTGGATGATTGCCGCGGAGTAGATCGAGGAGTCCCACGCCGACCAGGTTCTACAGAATCACCACGTTTTCAGGATCGCCCGGCGTGTCGCTTCTCCCACAGCCGCCGCGGCTCGGCCGCCCGCGCCGGTTCCACGTCGTGCGTGCGCACCTGGTGGGCCTCCCCGGCCCGGTACGCCTCGGCCTGGTCCAGGCGCAGCCCGTACCAGTAGGGGCACTCGGTGCAGGTCACTAGGACGCTGTTCCAGGATCGGTCGAACCGGATCACGACCGGACCACCGGAACGGGTCGAGCGGCGCCAGCCTGGCGGGCGAAATGCTGGTCCCAGTTGCGCAGCGCGCGGGTCGCCGCGACCAGGCAGGTGATGTCGGCGCCGACCTCGGCGGGGGTCCACAGCCACACCCCGGCGTCGCTGCCGCGCGGCTCCCGGCGTGCGGCGATTGCCACCGCCGCGTTCAGCCCGATCTGGCCCGAGTGGCGGAACGTTCCGCGGTCGAGGTCGCGCATGAACTGGACGCACCCGGCCGCGGTTTCGCGGTAGGTCTGGAGTTTCAGCCGCGGCCGCGGCGATAGCCGCTCGGCCTCGGTGGCGGTGGCTTTGCCCTCGGCGATGTCATCGAACGCGATCGTGGCGCCGCGGTAGGTCTTGGTGAGGTCCTGCATCCGATCTGGGAGCCACTTGGTGCCGGATTGGTGCGACACGATTTCGACATAGGCCACCCCTTTGGCGTTGCGCCAGGCGGCCGCGATCGCCGCGACAGACCCGCCCGGTTTGATGTCGACCCCGAACGCCACCCGAGCCGGGCGGGCAGGCTTGGTCTGGAGTGCGGCCGCCTCCCACAGGCCCGCGTCGATCGCCACCTTCTCGAACGTTTCCGGCCACATGGACAGGTACTCCCGCGCCCACTGGGGGGCGGGCAGGGCTCGGTAGTTCTCGACCATCTTGGCCTCGGTGGTCAGGGTGCCGATCCCGGGGTGCACCTCGGCCAGCAGGCGCATGGCGGCGGCCTCGTCCTCGATCACCTCCCAGGGGGTATCTTCGGCGGCGGCATAGTCGACACCGCCCACGCTCGGGTCGCCCGAGCGCAGCCGGGTGAGGTGCGACCAGAACGGACCCACCCGAGCCTCGCCCGCGGTGCCGGACAGGATGATCGCGGACCCGGGCTTCGTGTCCTGCAGCGGGATGATCGCGGCGAGTAGGTCGTCGCCCACCTCGGGGTCGACCTCCTGCGCCTCGTCCACCCATGACACGTCGGCGGCCTCGCCCCGGTAGGCCCCGGCGTCCGGGGATAGCACCAGAAAGGTCGACCCGTTCTCGAAGTAGATACCCTTGCCGACCTCGCCGAGCAGGATGCGAAACCCGCGGCGGGTGGACTCGGCGGCGGCCGGTGCGAGGTCCTCACCGAACAGCGCCACCTGCCGCGCCGAGGCGGCGGTGGTGCGCGGCTTGCCGCGCATCCACGGCGGCAGGTCCTGGTCGTCGGGCGGCTGCACCGCGTCCAGGCGCTGCTTCCATTCGCGCAGGCGGCGACTCCCGGCGACCCCGGTCTGGGCTGAGAACGTCACCTGATACCCCGGCCTGGACAGGCACCGGCCGACCAGCAGCATGAACAGGGTCGTGGTTTTCGAGGCCCGCCGCGGCACCTCGACCACCGCCCGCGAATGGCCCGCGTTCAGCACGTCGGCCAGCAGCAACTGCTGAGGTTGCAACTGGCCGAACGGCCCGCGGCGGCCAAGCTCGAGACCGTAGGCGCGGGCGCCGCGCAGAAACTCCAGCCGCAGTTCGGGGTCGGCCGACAGGGACGAGGCCCACCGCGGCGCGATCCCGCGCGCCCGTTCGGCGTCCCAATCGTGGAGAGAGAAATCCGTGC